TTACAGGTGTTGATCCATTGAATGACGCGCTTGTGTCTCTGGCAAGAAGCTCTTCCTTGGCCTTTGATGCAAGTTGCGCCCAAACAGTAATCCGCTCGTCGTCTTTCAGATAAGGAGCGGAGTGCATAAGTGAAGTATACAGGTAAATGTCTGGATATTCCCTTAGCAACCAATTCGTGTCCGAGTCGTCTGTTAACGCATCAATTTGTCCAAAGTAGCTCATTTCTAAGCTGTATTCGGAATCAGGCGTTGGACACATCTCAAACTGACCTCCGACTACGGAGAAGTAAAGAGGGTTACCCGCGCTCGTGATACTTGTACTTCTAAGTTGCGCCATCTCCTGCTGAGTCACGAACTGCAACGGTGTCACCGGATTTCCCGTAACGATCACCAAGTCCTTTGCCTCAATAAAGTCAGCCGGTACGGCACTGAATCGAGTGTCTATCACGGCTTCTGCGCGGGCAATCATTTGGCGGATGCGAAGAACTCGGTAGAACTCTGCTTCCGCGAAATCGATGAACGTGGGGATCACCGATGTTAAATCTGAACGGTTTAGGAAGTCGCCAACCGCGCTCTTCAGTTCACCGTAGTTCGTAATCGCCATTAGACTTTACCTTTGCGAGTCCTGAACAATTCGTTGTCTGGATCATTAAGCCACTTCTTCATTGCGGCTTGGTCATCCAGAATACCTTTCTGCTTCAGGTCATAGTATACAGTCAAAGGAATCGAAGCGACACGACTCATCTCTCCCCACTTGTCGCCCTTCTCGAAAGAACTGCGATTCGCTTGGTTCGCTTTCAGGATCTCACTAACATCCTGATCGCTTTCGATCGTTACCGTGCCATCCTGATTATCGTGCCAATACTTAGTGATCCCAGTCATCGGATCATGGCTGAATACTTTTTTGTTTCCCATGCAACACCTTTAGATAAAAAGAAGGGGCCGAAGCCCCTTCCGTGGTTACGCTACTTAGGCAGTAACGTCGATATCTGCAATCACACCGTGAGCGGCTTCGTTGCTGATTTCCAAGCCGTACTCGCACTGGAGTAACTTGGACTCAGAGTGACCGACACGGGCCAAGTCAACAACCTCGAAATCACGGAGGTAGTTCACTGACGCGTACTCAGGATCGAGAACGAACGCAGAACGGTCACGTTGGAACCGGTTAGGAACAATCGAGACGCTACCAAAGTCTGAAATATAGATATCGGCGGCTCCAATGATTGTTGTTGGGCCGTCGTTTGGAGCCATGTAACGCTGTGCCGCGATACCTGCGAAGGTTGATGCCTTCTGCTTCTGAGTTGGGCCTACCATCAGGATTGATGGATCTCCACCTTCGGTCCACACGCTAGAAACGACGTCCTTCAGGAGCGTCTCTGTGAACTCGCGAAGTGCGTCGTTAGAAGCATCTGTCGCCGCCGCATTTGGGTAACCAGAAGTTGTAGCAGACAACGTTGGGTTTGCACCGTCAGTTGTACCGCCTGAACCACGGCTAGTGTTAGTGCGGAGCCACGCTTCCAAAGATGCAGTTGTACGCGCAGTTGACGCATCGCCTGCAACAGCGGCTTGGTTGCGAGTCAGAATCGCTTCCATGTCCCTCTTTAGCTCGGAGCTAGCCTTTGCAAGGAGGTAGGAAAGTTCTGAATTTCTTCCGCTCTTATTGACCACTTCCTCTGTACCACTGACAGAGATCACCTTACGGCTGATCTGCGTGTAGTTCTGCATACGCTTAGTTGCAGTTGCAGAAGCGTCAGATGCAGATGCGCTAGCACCTTCGATTACAGCGTTAGTTGTATCGACTGAAGCCAATGAATCTGTCTGGAACTCAAACAATGTGTTCGCAACAGACTTACGTCCAACGTTAGAGATGAACGGAGTTTCTTCTGGCGAGATGTTGTAGATAACATCAGCCAGTTCTTCGCGGATACCAACCGCGTCATAGGTAGTAAAAGTTGCCATGAGTTAAATCTCCTAACCTAGCAAATGTTTAAATGCATTAGCCGCATCTGCGACCTTGCCTGTCTTTGCGAGTCGTTGTTGCGATTTACGATAGGCATCTCGACCTTTAGGCGTTGTTGTCGCGGCTCCGGCTTTCGCAACAGGCGTCGCCTGCTTCTTGGCCTTTGGTTTACCGCTTTGAAGCTCATCGAACTTCATCGCCTTATAGAGCGTTGTCACAGCGCGGTGATCGTAGAACTGAGCGATCTCCTGATCGGTGAATCCGATCTTCTTGGCATAGTCGGCCACTTTCGCCTTCTCTGCCTTCGCTACTTTCTCATCACGCCACTGAGGGAGAACCTCGGCTAATCTGCCTCGTTCTTGCTCAACAAACTGTGCGACGATTCGCTGTTTGTCCGCTTCCTGCGCTTGGAGCAACCGCTGTTTCTCCTCGACAAGCGCGCGTTTACGCTCTTGCCGTTCGCGCCACACTTCACGCTGAATGAGCCATTGCTGTGGGTCTTGCTGATATAGCGCATCCCAGTTTGGCTCTTGCTCTTGGTCCTGAACATCAATTTGCTCAAGAACCTGCGTTAGCTGTGCGCGTTCGCTCCGGATCTGCTCAAGCTCTATTTCCAGTGACTTGCGCTGATCCGCTAGTGCCATCGTTTTACGCGTATAGTCCTGAGTCCGCGAATACCCGCTCAACAATTCATCGATCGACACTTGGACTTCTTCACCATCTACTCTGACGGTGTAAGTCTGGGCGCTCTCTTCTTCGTTCGCTTCGTCCGTTTCTTCCTGACTGGTTTCGGGGTCATATTCCGAGTCCTCGCTAAATTCCTCGGTCGACGTGTCCTCTACCTCAACGTCCTCTGCATTTGCTTCGGACTCTTCTACCACTTCCTGTTCAACGGCTTCCGGTTGAGCTTTCGCTTCCATTAGCCCGCCAAATACGTTAGCGGCCTGTTTGACTGATAGTGATCCAGTTTCTTGGGTGTCACTCATGGTTACATTATCCCTTATCTACGGTTTAGTTTGTCAAGGTATTGTTTTGCCAACTTTCCCTTGTCCATAACGCTAACAAGCTGTGCTTCCACCTCTTCTAGCATCCTGATCGCCATATACGCCTTTTCGCGTTTGGCCGATTCATCCTCCGCCGTGTTGATAAGAGACTCGACGTACCTGTTACGAACAGTAACAAGTGCGTCCTTGTATGTCTCGTTCTCGACGACGGATCGAGCCTTCTCTCCAAGCTCAACGTCCCGTCTTGTAAAGATCATTAGTCACCTCGTGGTGCGTTATTCATCATCTGTCTTAATGTGGCTCCGCGTTCACGGATCGTTATCTTCTCGCGCTCGATCTCAGCTTTGAGTTGCGCCACGTCGATCTGAGTACCGTACTTCGCCTGAAGCTCCAACGCTTCCATCGAGATCTTCGCATCCAGTTCATCGCGCTTGCGCTCATCTTCCATGAACATCTTCTCGCGATCCAAGTTCATCGCCGCAATCCGTGCTTGCGTTTCGGCTTGTGTCTTCGCAATCTCAGCCTGCGCGAGAATCTCTTCAGGTCTTGGCTTCTTCGGCTTCTGGGACGCCTGCGCCATAATCTGCTGAGCCTGCGGACCATTCGGATCAAGGAAGTAATTATCGACATCCTTAATACCCGCCGTTTCGATAATCTTGCCGACAGTATTTCTGTACTGAGATAAGGTGACAAGTGGATTATCTAATCCGAACTGCGATATCACGTTTTCCTGACGCTGAGCGATCGACTCAAGAAGTATCATCTTTTGCTCATCATCCACTCCGCCAAGCGCAACGTTCACTGTCACGTCGAAACCTGCCTGCCATGCGCGTGGGTCAACTTGCACAAACTCATTCCGTAAACGAACCATCTGCGGTTGGTCTTGATGCAATATCGTCAGCTTCAGCAATCCCTTGAATAGATCAGTCATGCCGGTTTCTGCGAAGATGCGGGCAATCAACTCTAGGTGCTGACGTGCCGCCGTGACAGTCGCCGCAACCGCTGTCTTCGTTGTTGACTGAAGAGCATCAGCATCCAAGCCTGCCGCCGCACGGTTGATGCCGGTACGCGATTGCTTCACTTCATCCATGTACGCCATCATCGGGAACGCTTGTTGTCCGACAAACGGCTGAGAGAACGACTGCACCATGTTTGGAGCGCGCATACGGATAATCCCGCCTACTTCCGAGTTCAGCACGTCTTCCAAGTTCGCCTGACCTTCAACAACGGCCATGCGTGGGTGAATCGACTGCGCCAGTGAGTCTAACTGGTTGCGAAGGATATGCGACTTGATGTTCTGGATATCCATCGTAATGTCGGCCAACGACTGACCGAAGAACGTGTGTGGCTCTGGGTCTGGGCAGAACGCCGCAAACGGAATGTGGTCGTATGGCTCATGGCGCACAATCTCGTGCGCGTCGCCCAT